TTGCCAATGGTCGTGCTCGCCCTTGGCGATCCGCTTTAACTCAGGAACGTCCCACCGGCCACGCTTGACGTCAAGCAATATCAGGTTAGCACCCGAGTCTTCAGATAGATGGAACACGCCCCAGGTCGTGATGACGGAAAAGTCAGCCGTCTCCTTCTTGCTGTAGGCAGTGTCGTAGGACTGGATAATGTAGTCCACGACCGGCGGCTCGTCCTTTTGCCAGACCTGCCACCACTCACGCTTCAAAATAGCGCCCTCGTCATTGCTTGGTTGCTGCTGCCATTGGCCCTGCCACTTCTGCGCGGACAAAGAAGCCTTGACAGACAATAACTCCTCAAGGCCCCAAAAGCCTGGCCATAGGGGTTTACCACTGGGCATGATCGCCGGAAACTCAATCACCTCCCACTTGTCCGCCTTGTGGCTCGTCTGCTGCTTGATCAAGCGTGCAGTTAAGTCTTTAGTTCCCAATCTTGTCATGACCACGACAATCGCGCCACCGGGCTGCAACCGCTGACGCGGGCCAGATGTGTACCACTCCCACGCGTTGTCTAGGGCAAGCTCCGACATGGCGTCCTGTTCAGAGTGTGGGACTTTCCTGAGTTAAAGCGGATCGCCAAGGGCGAGTACGACCATTGGCAACCGGACAATGTGTTGATTGAGGCCAAGGCGACGGGTGTTACTTTGCAGCAGGAGCTCAGGAAGATGGGGATTCCTGTGACCATGTACACACCGGGTGGCCGAAGGTCAGGGACAGACAAGATCAGCCGCGCCAACTCTGTGGCTCCGATACTCGAGGCTGGCATGGTATGGGCCCCGGACCGTGAGTGGGCAGAAGCTCTTGTGGAGGAGTGCGCCGCGTTCCCGAACGGCGACAATGACGACATGGTTGACTCAACGACGCAGGCGCTCATGCGTTTTCGCTCGGGCAACTTTATTTCCTTGCACACGGACGACAAGGAAGAGGACGAAGCATCAGACCTTGTGCCCGAGTACTATTAGGGCATAAAATAACCTGACACCACCTTTTTGTTAGGGCGAACCATGGATGGACAGTACTTACCTGACGATGAGATCGACATTGACAGCCTGTCGTCGTCCGAGCCCCCTGAATTTACGCCGCAGATGTTTGCTGAAGGGGGTGGGGTTGCATCCCCCGATATTGAAAAAGAAGAAGATTTTTTTCAAAACATGGAGTTGACACCTGCTCTTTCTGAAGGCATAGCAAAACAAAGACTGGCTCTTTGGGCGGAAAAAAACAGCCCAGAAATGTTGACTGCCAATAACAATGAGCTTGCTGTAGTCCTTATGGGGATGCGCGGAGGACTTACGGGCGATGACCGTAACTCTCGCGATCAGGGGTGGATCAAAGAAGACAACCCCCGGGTGGTGGACAACTATCAGACCTTGCCCACTGAGGAAAATATTTTTGAGTTGCGTAGACAAATGCCTCGTCCTGAAAGCTTTGACTACCCTCGCCTTAAAAAAGGGGATGATTTCCCCCAGTTGCGTAAAGAACATCAAGATGATATTTTTGAAGCGGAGCGGGACTGGGAAAAAGAACTGGGCTTGCCATACAGTGGTCCATATCACCGGGGCGGCCCTTATTCGCAGGGCGGCGAGGTAAAAGAAAGAGATATTGAGTACTACGCCAAAGGCGGAGAAGCATCTTACGACCAGTCGATTGAATCGCAGACCGAGGCGATGAACCAGTTCTTGTTGGCCGACGACGAAGATGCAATGCCCGTGGCTTACGCGACAACGCCCTACGGAGCTACACAGCCGACAGCGCCTGAAAGAAGCACGAAAACTGCCAAGCTGATGCTCAAGCAGTTATCGACAAAAAGCGGTGGCGGCAAGTCTAAGCGTTCCAAGGAGATGAGCCTGGAGACGGGCGACTTGTCCCCTGCCATTCCTGAACTTGGTGCGCCGCAAACGGAACAAGAAAAACTTATCCAGATTGCAACCGCCCGGTCGCAGTACGATGCTTTGGAGCAAGCGTACAAGTTAAAGGCTCAAGCAGCGCAACGAGCCGGCAGGGGCCTCATGCGCCCCACCTTTAATACGGTGATGTTTGACCAGCCTACCCTGGAGAAGCCCGGCCCCTTAATGGCAAGAACCTTTGCCAAGGGCGGCGAGGCCGATGCCCTAGAAGGTATGCAAAAAAGGGCCCGGGAAAATGAGGTGTACCGCGAATCCGAGAAGTACTTGAACTCGCGTGGGCAAATGCCCGACATAAAGATCAGCCGATTCATGCGCGATATTGATAACGCAGCGTTTACTGCCCTGAATCTGCCGATGGGCAGCGGCACTATCAAGGTCAACAAGAACATTCTTGATGAGGATTATAAGAAAGACATTGGGCCGGCAGCGCTGGCACATGAAATAACGCATGCTGCGGACAGACAGATGAAGCAACAAGCCATTGAGCAACGAGGCAAGAACACTAAATTTGCTGAGGCCTATGAAAAGCTGGTAGGTTCCGAGGGCAGAAATCGCACAGAACCTGCTCGACGTGCTGACTATGAGTGGACTGAGGGAAACCGCTCGTACCGTTCCACACCAGAGGAGATCGTTGCCCACGGCGTGGGGGCCTTTTCGGGTCCAATGCTTCAAGACCGTGCCCCGTTGCACGTGGACCCAACAGCGGCAACAGAGTTTCAAATTCTTTTAGACCTTGCCCAGCGTGACATAGATAAGGGGCCAAAAGGACTTGAACGAGTTCCTACGTTTTTGCGGAAATTTTTTAAGTATGCAGACGGCGGCCCTGTCTATCGCGCGGATGGCTCCCCCGCCAGCGGAGAACGGCTCACGCCTCAACAGATCGAACAGTTGGCCGCTGACCAGGCTGCGCTCAATCAGTACTATGCGCCCAAGGCACGCCCAAGCACGGGCATGAATCGCAAGCGGGGCCCGATCAGTCAGCAACTGGACACAGGCGAAGCCTATGTGAACATGGCCAAGGGCGTGACCGAGTTGCCCTACGATCTTTTAGGCGCTCCTCGTGACATCTCCAACATGATCATGACGCCGTTTGGTTACGGCGTAAAAAATCCTGTCATGGGCAGTGACTTCATCAAGGAGCAGATGACCAAGCGGGGTGTTCGCCCAGAGCCTCCTGCCGACCCGACATCCAAGGGCTTTTACACGGCAGGCGAACTCTTGTCTAACCTGACCAACCCAGCCGGCGTCTCGCGTAAGGTAGGCCCGGTTGTCGAGAAGGGCGTCAAGGCTGTTGGCAAGGAAGCTGCCCGTCAAGTCGAGCGTGGCATATTCAACGAAGGCCCACTGCGCGGCATCACTCCACAGCCAGCCTTTGCTGTCCCACCTCAGGGCCCGGCGAAGACACCCGCACCTGCTTCTGACTTGGGGTTTTACTCAGCGGCGGAGCAGGCGGCGCTTAACCTGCCCCGTAAGGAAGGCTCGGGGGCCGCGTTTCTGAACGACCTGATGAAGGCCCCTGATGTCAAGAAGGAAGAGTTGTCGGCCATAGGCCTCGATGAGTTCTTGAAAAGCAAGCCCAAAGCAACGCGGCAAGAGGTCCAAGACTTCATAGCCAACAACCGCTTTGACGTCAAAGAGGTGCAGCTTGGCGGTAACGTCGTTGAGGACCCTGTGGGTCTTGCCAAGCGCAAAGAAATCTTTGACAAGTACGAGCCTGGGATATCAGCGTTGTACAAGCAGATGGATGCGGCACCGCAGGACCAGCCCGACCTTTGGAATCAGCTCTATGGGAAGGCCACGGAAATACAACGCATACGCGACCGTGAAGCGGATGCTGCATACGTCATTCCTGAGCCTGTGCCCACCAAATTTAGCCAGTACCAGCTTCCCGGTGGCAAGAACTACCGCGAGATTTTGTTGACAATACCAAGCTCTGACGCCATCAAGATTAGCGGCCGGGTGGTTCCAACAAATGAAACCCAGGCGGACGACATTCTTTTGGCCATGTCGATGAAGGGCATGGACGACCTTAACTATGGCCGGTTAACAGATAGCACTGGCCGAGAAATTATTGAATTTGACAACCTAGACGCTAACTCTTGGAAGCAAGTTCAAGCCATTGTTAAAGACACAGGCGGCAATCTTCAAGAGACCAAAAAGACTGGAGCCAAGGAGAGTTACAAATCTCCCCACTTCAACGAGCCTAACGTCTTGGCCCACCTCCGGGTCAACGACCGCGTGGATGCCGACGGCAAGAAGATGCTGTTGATTGAAGAGTTGCAATCCGATTGGCATCAAGCTGGCCGGGACAAAGGCTACAAGGGCGACGTGCCGGCAGTGGACTACAACGACCCCGCCTATGTCGCTGCTCGTGACCGCGCTAGAGAGTTGTTAAATGAGTTCAATGCAAATAATACCAACCGCGCAAGGCAAGATCAAATCTACCCACTGCTAGAAGAAGCCAGGGAGGCGGAGCAGCAGTTTGTCAGAATTAGTAACAAGAGGGGGGAGGCTGTACCAGACGCCCCCTTCAAAGACACCTGGCATCAGCTGGCGCTCAAGCGCGCGTTGAAGTATGCCGCTGACAATGGCTATGACCGAGTGGGGCTAACCACGGGCAAGCAACAGGTCCGGCGTTATGACTTGAGCAAACAGGTGGACAACATCAGTTATGAGCCCACAGAAAAGGGCTTTTACATCAACGTCATTTCAAAAGAGGGCTCAAATGTGTTGAACGGGGACTACTCTGCAAAAGAGTTGGAGGGTATTGTAGGGAAAGAACTTACTCAAAAAATGCTGGCTAAAGAGGGTAAAAATGAGTTTGACCCTAAGGTCGAACCTGACCTGGCTGATGTAAGAACTCTTGACGGGATAGACCTTCAAGTCGGCGGCGAAGGCATGAAGAAATATTACGATGAAATTTACCCAGCTTTCCTTGCAAAGCAAGCCAAGAAGTACGGCGCGCAAATGGGCGAGACAAGCATCAGAACGCAGACCAACGCACCCGCCTATGTTGACTACATTGTCGGACGAGGAAACTTCACTGACACAACAGTCTTGGGCGTAAGAGCCGACGGGTCAACAGAAATTATCAATCAAAACCCCAACAGCATGCAGGAAGCGCAGCAACTGGCTAATCGCTATAAAGAAAAGCATTTGGGTGGCGGAAAAGAAGCGGTCCGCTACATCGACATTGTGCCAGGAATGCAAGACGCAGTACCATACGCAAAAGGTGGCTCAGTAGATAAGAATAGGGCCTTCATCAAGGCGCACACGTAACAAGGAACCTTCATGCCCATAGACAAAGCAGTAAACCAAGCCCCTCAGTTGGACATCATCCTTGATGAGGAAGAGATGCCCGACATCGAGATCGTGTTGGAAGAAGACGGCAGTGCCGTGGTCAATATGGCGCAAGACGACGCCGATGAAGTTGACTTCTACGCCAACCTGGCCGAGGTCATTGATGAGGACGACTTGAGCCAGATCGGCATGGATGTCGGCGCGATGTTCGAGGCGGACAAGTCTTCACGCTCTGACTGGGAGCAGATGTACTCCAAGGGCATGGACTTGCTGGGCTTAAAGCTTGAGGAACGCACCAAGCCTTTTAGGGGCGCGGCGGGCGCAACCCATCCCATGTTGACAGAGGCCATCGTGCAGTTCCAGGCGCAGGCTTTTAAAGAACTGATGCCGGCTGGCGGCCCTGTTCGCACGCAGATCGTTGGCCGTGAGACGGTAGAAAAGACCCAACAGGCCTCTCGCGTGCAAGATTTCATGAACTACCAGATTACTCAGGTGATGGAAGAGTACACGCCTGAGTTTGATCAGTTGCTTTTCTACACTGGATACGGTGGTTCCGCCTTTAAGAAGGTGTACTACGATGGCCAATTGGGCCGCATGGTCTCCAAACTGTGCTTGGCCGACGATGTTTACATTCCGTACAACGGCTCAAGCGTCATGAGCCAGTGTCCACGGATCACGCACCGTATTCCAATGGACTCCAACGAGTTTAGAAAGCGCATTGTGGCCGGCGAATACTTGGATGTGGACGTTGAATCGCAGACCATGCAGCCCGACACCACTCAGATTCAAGAGGCCGTGGACAAAGTCACCGGTATCCGGCCTACGGACGACATTGAAGAAGTGTTTTTGTTGGAAATGCAAGTGGATTTGGACATCCCTGGCTTTGAAGACAAGGATGAAGACGGCGAACCCACCAAAATTCGCTTGCCCTACGTCGTCACCATGCTGGAAGACAGCCTGCAAGTGGTCGGCGTGCGCAGAAACTGGAGCGAAGACGACGAATTGAAGGTGCGCAAGGACTATTTTGTGCATTACGTGCTGGTCGAAGGCCTCGGCGCGTATGGCATGGGCTTTGTTCACATGGTTGGTGGCCTGTCCAAGGGCGCAACCAGTGCTCTGCGCCAGCTTCTTGACGCGGGAACGCTCTCTAATCTGCCCGCAGGCTTCAAGGCCAAGGGCGCGCGGATCGCGGACAACGACAGTCCTATCCAGCCGGGCGAATGGCGAGACATTGACGCCGGCGGCGCGGAGCTCTCCGCCTCCTTGTTGCCTTTGCCGTACAAAGAACCAAGCCAAGCCCTGTTTGCATTGCTTGGATTCTTGGTTGACGCGGGCAAACGCCTGGCCAGCACAGCGGACATGCAGGTTGGCGACGCAAACCAGAACGCACAGGTCGGAACAACCCTTGCATTGCTTGAGCGTGGCTCGATTGTCATGTCGGCAATTCACAAACGCCTGCACTATGCCCAGGGTCTTGAGTTCAAGATGCTGGCCAAGGGTTTTGGCACGTACATGCCGGACAACTATCCGTATGACGTACCCGGTGGCGCGCGCTCGATCAAGAGGAAAGACTTCAACAACATGGTGGCGGTGCTGCCGGTTGCTGACCCCAACATCTTTAGCTCTGCCCAGCGCATTACCCTGGCCCAAACGCAGTTGCAGATGGCCCAAAGCGCCCCTCAGATGCACGACATGTACGAGGCGTACTACCGCGTGTACGCGGCACTCAATGTCAGGGACATCGACGGCATCTTGTTGCCGCAAAACACCCAGATGCCCAAGGACCCGGCCAGCGAGAACAGCGACGTGCTCAACAACATGCGCTTAAAAGCCTTTGCCGGCCAGCAACATGACGCGCACATCGCCGGTCACTTGATGATGGGCCTGTCTCCTATCCTCCAGGCCAACCCCATGTCGGCGACCGCTCTGCAAAAGCACATCCTGGAGCACGTGAGACTCAAAGCGGAGGAGGCAGTGGAGGCAGAACTGTTCCAAAGCTACGGCACGGACCCGGACGGCATCGTCTCTCCTATCCAAAAGGAGGGCATGGTGGCGTTGAAGATTGCTTTGTTTATGCAAGAGGTTCGGGACATGCAAAACCAGTTGTCTGGAGAGCAGGGCGACCCCCTTGTCGAGCTCAAGAAGCAAGAGTTGCAACAGCGCGCGGACAACGACAACAAGAAACTTGCCTTGGACCAGCAAAAGCTGGGTCTCGACCAAGAAAAGATTGCGCAGAATGCTCAGGCACAGCAAAATCGTGTAAAGTCACAAGAGAACATTGCGCAACTGCGAGCCGGTGTTGCCCGAGAGCGCATGAACGCTACACAAAACACGCCACCCGCTCAAGGAGGTCGAAATGCCGCTTAAAAAAGGCTCAAGTCGCAAGACCATCAGTTCCAATATTGGAGAACTGGTGGGCGCATACAAAGAAAAAGGAAAGATTGGAACCAGCAAACCAAAGAGCAAGTCCGCAGCGGTGAAACAGTCCGTCGCGATTGCTCTTTCTACTGCGGGTAAATCCAACAGGTCTAGCAAACCGAAGGAGGCCAAGAAGGGTGGCGCTTTCATGGTCGTAAAGAAGAAAGACGGCAACCGTCCGGTTGAGAT